CCGTCCTTGGTGGCCTTGTGCGTTGACACTGCCATCCACTTCTCGACGTCCACAACGTGTTTCAAACCCACCGCCCGAGCCTTCTCAGCCCAGCCAATGTAGTCAATCTTCGTTACCTCAAGAGACTCGAACGTTCCTGGGCACCCAATCGACAAACAACCGGTTCCAATGTCAACAACGGGGATATCGCCAACCAGACACTCAAAGCGCTGTATGCGGCGAATCGGTGCAGAGCACCAGTACGGGAATGCCACACTCGAAGCGGGAATCAACGTGACTATGCGTCGTCCTGACGGGCAGGACCGCTGGTCGACGTAAAACGTCAAACAGTTGCCCCACCAATCAATAGTCTGCATTGTGTCACAGTTGTAATCCCACAACGGGTGTTCGTACGTCGCCCCACCGTTGACCCTGCACTTAAGCATGGTCCCCGTGTACGAAGCGACGCCCGCGGCGTCCCGGTACTCCCCTCGGCACAACTCCCACGACGAATCGTTTCCAACTCCAGCTGCCTGATGCGCGGCGAAGCTGTACATGACCATAGGTCTGCCAAACTTCATCCAGCGATCGGGATGCGTGAAGTAGTCGACGTCCATCATGACGATACAAGCGTCCTCAGGCAGGGGGTCATTGTATATCTGACTCTCCAACAAGTCTTTCGACATGTAGGGGAGACGACATCCAACGGCACGCCCCGCTGAGTCCCGGTGGTCACGCGCCCCGGCAGACACCACATAGGGTGTCATTCCAGAAGCAACGATTGCACCAGTGACCGCGATCGCCACGCTGGTCCGCTCTGCAGCGGCACCCGCGTGGGAATGTCCTTTCGGTTGACCAACCAATTGTATTGTGTTGAGTTTCCCAAGCAACGACTTCCTCAATCCACCGTCCAGCATGCGTTTCTGATCCTGCAAAGCATTCGCCTGCGACTCAAACGAGAATCGCAAGCACCAATCAGCGCTGCGCACCAAAATGCGCGGCACCGACGGGCGCTGTGGGCGAAGACTCCACTCAACCTGCACGCACAGAGGGTAGTGGGTATTCAACCGACTAGCCTCGTACAGCAGTTTGAGTTTCTTGTCGACGCTCACAACAATGCCAGCAGCGTTCTTACACGCCGTCCAAACATGTGGGGAAGCAGCAACGGCGCCGTTCAGCACGCCGCGGTACCATTTCGGGTACCACGACGGACCTTGCGTTTCCGTGTACAAGTGCTCTTGTTCCTTTCCAATCCAACCGACGGAATCACCCTCCTCTGCAAAGGGGGGATTTGTTTCACTAAACGAAGACCCCGATTCCGTTCCTGGGTCATCCCGAACTTCCCAACCGTTAAGACGGTAAGGAGAATCCGAGAATTCTTCGTAGCTCAGAACGTCTCCATAATCATACGGGGACGAAGCTGAGCTCTGACTCTGGGCATCAGCGCACCAAAGTGTGGTCCAGTTTTGCAGACTGAACGTTGGCCGAAAAAGGCCGGAAAGACCACCAAACCGTGATGGGTTGATGGGCA